TGTAGCGGATATCGTTACGGCTGCAACGGCGGCTATAAATGCCACGTTAGAAATGCCGGTGATTGCAGAAGATGCGACCCCGGGGACTTCGACAGAGGTCGGCTTAACTTCTAAGTGGAAAGGTACGAGCGCTAATGGCATCGTGGTTACTGTTGAAGGATCAACGACCTCAGGTATTAGTTTTGCTATAACTAACCCTGTAGGCGGACTTGTAAATCCCGATGTTGACGACGCGTTAGCTTTAGTTGGCGGAGTTTGGGAAACTATGGTACTCAATGCTATGGAAATCGGGGATACCGATTCTTTAGATAAATTTAGTGTATTTGGCGAAGGTCGTTGGGGCGCGTTAGTTCGTAAGCCTCTAGTAGTATTCACAGGAACTACGGAAGCAGACGTTACCGCCGCGACGGTTGTATCAGACGCTAGGAAAACAGATCGAGTTAACGCACAGTTAGTATCCCCCGGTTCTAGCGACTTGCCGTTCGTAGTAGCTTCTAGACAGCTAGCGCGAATCGTTGCGGTTGCTAATAATAACCCGCCTCAAGATTACGGTAGCCAAGACGCCACCGGGTTAACCCCCGGCGAAGACGGCGAACAGTGGACTTATACAGACAGAGACGTGGCTATTAAAAAAGGTAGCTCATCTGTAGAAGTTAAAGACGGCGTAGTAAACATTGCCGACGTGGTGACTTTTTATCACCCAACAGGCGACCCAATCCCAGCGTATAGATTCGTTGTGGATATCGTTAAGTTACAGAATATTATTTTTAATCTTAATCTTATCTTTGCAACCCCTGAATGGGACGGCGCCCCGTTGATTCCAAACAATCAACCGACAGTAAACCGTTCAGCTAAAAAACCAAAGTCAGCAGTGGCGGCCGTTGCTTCTATGATCGACAGCTTAGCTCTAAACGCGATTATAAGTGATCCCGAGGCAGCGAAAGCGGCTACATTAGCAGAGATTAATGATATGAACCCTAAGCGGCTTGATGTCGTATTAACAGTACAATTAAGCGGGAATGCGAATATAATTTCTGTGGATTTGAACTTCGGGTACTTTTTTGGCACACCAACGGTCGTAGCGTAGGCATGGACTTTCCCGCATCTAATAAGGAAGCCTTAAATACCGGAAGTAAATTTTACTATACCGGTATCTCGTGTAAACGCGGACACATAGGCACTAGGTACGCGGGTAAAGGGGATTGTGTAGCGTGCACCGTCGAAAGGGCAAATACTAGGTATAAGAATAAAAAAGAGGAAGTACTTGCGAAATTGAGGGTCAGATACTTAGAGAATTGCGACACTATAAAATCTAGGGTCATAAAAAGAAGGGTGGATAATCCCGAGAAAGTACGATCTGAAAAGAAAAAAGAGTATACTAAGCATAAAGATAAATATTTGGAACGGGCCAAAGAGTGGGCTAAAGCTAATCCGAATAAAGTGAAGACTAGCGGAAAAGCTTTTAGGAGCCGCAACCCGGACGCGTACTATCAAGCCGTTGTACGCCGAAGGATGCTAAAAGCGCAGAGAACGCCGTTTTGGATTACGGAAGAAGATCACGAGGTGATGCGGGGGGTATACAAAGAGTGCCGTGCTATAAGTCAAAGCACTGGGGTCCCGCACCAGGTTGATCACATAGTACCTCTTAGGGGTGAGTTAGTTAGCGGGCTTCATGTCCCAGGTAATTTGAAGATAATCACGGCTAAAGAAAATAGAAGTAAGAGTAATAGGTATAAAGTAGCATAATAACCCTAACATATAAGGAGATGGTATCATGTCAGCAATTGGCGGTAGCATAGAGAGCATAACATTAGACGGCAGAAACTTTGCCGTAGCGGCAGACGCAGAAGCTCAGCGAAAGTTGGGCGGATTTGAAAATGAAGTACAAGCTAATGGAGATGGCACCGCGCGTTTAATTAAGACCCGCGTGCCGCTATCATTGGACGGATTAACATTAGAGATAGACGACGGACGTGCAGACCAAGAGTTCTTACAAGAACTAACAAATCGCACGGATTTCTTCCCTATGGTCATTTCTTATGCATCGGGTGAAGACTACCAGGGGACGGCACAGATCGTTGGTGAAACTCAAGCTAGTAGCCAAAGTGCAACGGCTTCGGTATCGTTGATGGGGCCGGGCATCTTAACTAAACAGTAATGCCTAAAAATTAGGGATCTTTTGCCGCGTGGTTCCCTATACCTTTACTCGGGTAAAACCGGGGCGCGGCAACCAATTTAAAATAGGGAATTATTATGACAGATTTAATTGCAAAGGAAGTAGCAGAGCAGGAATTCGATAGATTTGTGGATTTAATGGATCTAGACGTTGACACTGACGGCATGGACGAAGACGACAAAAAAAGCTTTACTCAACAAAAGGACAAGCTTATTTCAGCTATCCAAACAGGCGCGTTAGTTGTTGAAGACACAGGCGAACCTGTGTTTACTCCTCAGCGTACAGAGGGTGCAACACCCATTAAGTTTTATGAGCCGACAGGCGCGTCCCTCATGGCCATGGATCGTAAGAAGAAAACCGAAGATATCGGTAAGCTTTATGCGGCTATGGGCGATATGACGAAGACGAACGCGGGCCTGTTCAGTAAGATGAGAATGCCGGACCTTAAAATTTGTATGGCGATTACTACGCTTTTTTTGGGATAGTGCGGACGCTTGTAGTACGCAACGGGACCGACGCGAAGCTAAGCAGTCACACGTTTCAGCAGGTGTACACCGAGATGCTGCTACAAATAACCCGCGACTATCCGGGCCTACCGGATGCAAGAACGTTAAGGCCGCATGAGATACGATTTTTTTATAGCGGACTAAGGGAAGAGTTAAAAGAGCATACAAAACCTAAGTAGGAGTAAGTTATGGCAGGTCGTTTTTCCGTTGAGGCAGTCTTCAAAGCCGTGGATCGCGTGACGGCCCCCGTTACTCGTATGCAAAACCGCGTCAGTAAATTTACCCGTTCAATGAGCCGTGGGTTTAATAAGCTTAACCGGAGTGTTGGACAGTTTTCTCAGGGTATAAAGCGTGGCGCCGTAACCGTTGCCGCCGCGCTAGCAGTAACAGGCGTGGCCATGGCTAGCGTCATAGGTACCGGCGCTAATTTCGAGCAAGCTATAACGGACGTCGGTGCGGTATCATTAAAAACCCGAGATCAAATAGCATCTTTAGAAAAACAAGCTCTATCTTTAGGGCGGACCACCAAATTCACAGCAACCGAAGCCGCTAACGCAATGGAAGTACTTTCCCGTGCGGGGTTCTCGACTAATGATGTATTGCAAGCCACCCCCGCTATTTTGAGCGCGGCGGCAGCTTCTGGCTTAGATATAGCAGACGTTGCGAACCACGTCTCAAATGTACTCAAAGGAATGGGGCTTGCTACTTCCGAAGCCGCTAGAGTATCGGATGTGTTGGCACTGGCTTCGGCTCGTACTAATTCATCTATAGGATCACTCGGCGAATCCATGAAGAACGTGGCTTCTACCGCCAGACAACTTAACGTACCTCTCGAAGACGCGGTCGCATCTGTGGCCTTGCTTCAAGATGTCGGCCTTGACGCTTCCGTAGCGGGTAGTGCGTTCAACGTCATGATGACGAAAATGGCGGCGCCTTCTGCTAAGATATCCAAGATAATGAGACGCTTAGGGCTATCATTTAAAGACGCTAAAGGCGATATGAAACCGCTCCCTCAAGTTTTAGATGACTTAAATAAAGCTTCTAAAAAAATGGGTGGTAACTTCGACCAAGTGGCTTTTCTAGCTGAACTCGTAGGGCTTAGGGGCCAAAAAGCCGCGTCGAATTTAGGTAGACTATTTGAGACGGGTAAGCTTAAGACCCTAACAAAAGAATTGAAGAACGCCAAAGGATCGGCGGATAAAATGGCCGCGATACGCATGGACACATTCAGCGGGAGCATGTTGCTTCTGGGTTCAGCCATCGACGCAGTTAAAGTTAAAATTTTTGGAATGAACGAAGGGCCTTTGAAAAAAGCGGTCGATCGAATGACGGCGTGGGTATCAGCTAACGAGAAACTTATATCATCTAAAATAGGCGGATTCCTGTCGAGTCTTATAAATAATTTCGGAACCATAGTTAAATGGATGAAGCGCATCGGCATCGGGATAGCGGTATTTTTCGCTTTGGCGGCTATACTTAAAACCCTGGCACTTGTTCTTACGGTGGTAAACTTAGTTATGGCGGCTAATCCGATAGTACTAATAATTTTAGGAATAGTTGCCCTTATAGCCGCGATAGCGGCCGTTATCATATGGTGGGATGAACTGGTCGAGTCCTTTAAAAACTCGGGTAGAGTCATGAGCGCCGTAACGGGATTCATCGGGGCTTTACTCGGACCAATTGGGATGCTTATATCGTCCGCCGCTCTTATATTTAAAGCCTGGGAGCCTATGAAAGACTTCTTTGCGGACTTGTGGGGCGGGATTATAAGTATCTTTGACGCTTCTATTGAGCGAATAACCAGCGTGATTGATAAAATTAAGAACGCCGTCGCAGCGATAACGGGTACGGTGTCGGCTATTAGTGATACGGCGGGCTCCGTGGTTTCTGGAATCGGCGAGGGCATATCGTCCGCCGCTTCAAGCGTCGGCTCTTTGTTTGGTTTCGGTGGAGATGATGAGGACAAAAAATCGCAGGCTAATACACATGTCATAAGCCCGCAGGATAGAATCGCTAAGAGCATAGACGAGAAACGAACCACCAGCACCTCAGAGGTCACGATTAGAGACGAGTCAGGGCGTGCAGAAGTCACAGGCGGAAAGATGGGCCCGGGCCTATCATTGCAACGAGCAGGAGCTTTTTAAATGGCATGGACGGATAGAATAAGAGAGGCGGCGTATACGTCCCCATCAGGAACACGCCTTACTTTTGATTACGAGAACGTGAGCGTAACAGTCGAGAAGAAAACCATGGGGTTTGAATTCCCCGACGCAGACGGAACTTTTGTACAAGATCTTGGAAATACAGGGAGGCGCTATCCACTCCGAGTATTTTTTTGGGGCAGTGATTACGACTTAGAGGCCGAAGCTTTTGAGGCCGCGCTATTAGAGCGTGGGGCCGGGAAGTTAGAGCACCCTATTTATGGAACCGTGGACGTCGTACCTTTCGGCGCCATAACTCGACGAGACGAT